CGTATCCAAGGGTTCGGCTGGTACAAACCCGACAGGCGACGGTTCGGACATCCGTTCTGACACCACAACCCGCACCTTCCTTGAGTCGATGCTGCAAAGCGTTGCACAGGAAATCTTCTCCGACGGCGGCACACCAAAGATTCTGGTTGTTCCCCCAGGCTTGAAGGCAACTGTGTCTGGCTTTACCGGCGTTGCTGCACAGCGTTATGTCACCGGCGCAGAGCCAACGACTATCGTTGCCGCAGCAGGTGCTTACCTCTCGGACTTCGGCCTCATCAGCATCGTTCCTGACCGCTTCATGCGGACAACCGATGCCCTGATGCTTGACCCCGAGTACGCAGCACTCGCGTACCTGCGCCCTTTCCAGACGAACGACTTGGCCCGTACCGGCGACTCTGACAAGACTCAGATTCTTGCCGAACTGACCCTCGAAGTTCGTAACGAGAAAGCACACGGCGGTATCTTTGACATCAAAGCAGCGTAACTTGTGATAGAATCGGCGGTGGGTAATTCCCACCGTCGGTTTTACGGGGTAAATATGCAAAAGCTGGCTGAAGAATTAACGATAGAAGGAAAGCGTACTTGGTTTGCGGACGAAGATGGCGGGCTTGTCATCAGGGACGAACAAAACGTCGCACCAATCCTAGAGGCTAACAAGGCTTCTTATAATCAAGTAGACGAACGCGCCCGGTGGGGTAATGGTGCGCGTGTAGCGGAGATTCCCAATTCGGTCATTGCAGACCTGAATGTGAAGGGAATTATGAGGGGGTTCGCGGTGGTAGACCAGAAACGAATGAAAGCCTTTCTGAACGACCCGGAGAACCGTTTTTTACGGACGAGACCGGGGAGGATTTAGTGGGAAAGGTTCACGACAAGATTAAGCAAAAGCAGCAAAAAGCACCGTGGGAAGATAAGAAAGTCGCCATTTGTATCCCTTCTCGTGGAGAGATGGAGATAGGAACGGCGTTTGACTTGGCGGTGATGTGTGCCTACGACGCACGCAACCGTACTGGACACCAGGCGGTGTACACGGTATCGGGAACCCTGATATTTGACCAGCGAGAGAAGTTGGCAGCCGAAGCCCTGAAAGAGGGTGCGGACTACATTCTGTGGATAGACGCAGATATGCGGTTTCCAAAGAACACGATAGAGGTACTGCTCGCGCACGACAAGCCCATCGTTGGGGTGAACGCTACAACGAGAACCTCGCCGGTAAGACCTACGGCAAAGAACCTAGAGATAGACTTCGAGAAGAAAGAGAATCATTGGATTCCAATCGTCTCTAAAGACAAGACCCACCTAGAGTGTGTGACCGCGATTGGTTGCGGGGTGATGATGGTCAAGCGGGAGGTGTTTGAGAACACGCCGAGACCTTGGTTCTGGTTCGAGAAGATACCTGGCGACAAGTTGCTAGGCGAGGATGTGTACTTCTGCATCAAGGCAAAAGACGCAGGATTCGATACTTATTTAGACCACCACCTGTCCAACGCAATAGGACACGTTGGGTCTTACACTTATTCATGGAACGACTACAATGGCCCTAGCGACTTTCAGCGACCTCCAGACATCGGTAGCCAACTACCTCGGACGGAGTGACCTCACCAGCCAGATTCCTGACTTTATCTCCCTAGCGGAGTTGCGCCTATCCCGCGACATTCGTACCCGCAGGATGCTCAAGACCGCTACGGCAAGTATGACCGTAGGCGACCCGACGGTAGGACTGCCAAGCGACTTTCTATCCATCCGTGATGTGTTTATCCAAGGCTTGCCGAGAACGGTAGTTTCTTACGTCTCACCAAGTATTTTCTCTAGCAACTCCCGCGCAGACCAGATTGGACTGCCGGTGTTCTACACAATGCGTAGCAACGAGCTAGAGTTCGCGCCAAAGCCTGACAGCGCCTACGTCTTGCAGATGCTTTACTACTTCAAGCCCGTGGTTCTGTCGTCAGGCAATACTAGCAACGAGTTCTTGGCTAACTACCCAGACGCGCTGCTCTACGCCTCCCTCTTAGAGGCAGAACCGTACCTTATGAACGACCCGCGTACACAAACGTGGTCAAGCCTCTACAACCAAGCAATAACCCGCATCAACACCTCCGACGAGGAGAGTGAGTTTTCTGGTGTTCCCTTAGTTATGACCGTTACAACGAGGTAATAAAATGGCAGAATTTAGCGATTATTTAGAGAACAAAGTCCTAGACCACGTTCTCCGCAACACATCTTACACTTCACCCACGACGGTGTACGTTGGACTTTACACATCTAACCCGACAGACACGAATTCGGGTACGGAAGTAACTGGCGGCTCCTATGCCCGCCAAGCCCTGTCCGTGACTACGGCTTCCAACGGAATCGTTACCTCTAGCGCGGACGTTACATTCCCGCAATGTACGGCTTCGTGGGGTTCTGTTGGGTTCATTGGGCTTTTGGACGCGGTTACTAGCGGCAACCTGCTCATGCACACAGCCTTGACGACTGCTAAGACAATCGACACGGGCGACATTCTCAAGATTACATCTGGCAACCTGACCGTTACGCTGGACTAAATGGCATTACTGACCCTTGAAGAACTAGACCGCTTCGGGAGTCTTGATTCATTACCGTTCTCGCTAGACTCGAACTGGATGGATTGCGGGATTCAAGGCCCGTACACGCTAGAAGAACTAGACTACTTTAGCACCAGCATTGACGCACTAGCGTTCTCGCTAGATAGCCCAATCTGGACTTCTGCCGACACAGAAATCTGCCTCATCTACGCCCCACAAAACATCACGGGCGTTGGTACTGTAAACGCTATACCTGAGTTCTCCAAGGCCGCACAAGCCCTAATTACGGCTAACGGACAGGTCTCGGCAGACGGTACGAGATTGCGTACGATTCAGGGTGCGGTTAATGGTGCGGGAACGGTAACTGCGAACGGAAGCCGTGTACTCCTAGTTGGGGCAATTATTACCTCTGCTGGCGAGGTTGTTGCTTCTGTGCAACGCACAAGGCTTGTGGCTGGTAGCGTTACTGCAAACGGTCAGGTAAGTGCATCTACAAGCAGGACTGTAAGCGTAGGCGGTAGCGTCTCTGCGGTAGGTTCGGTAAGCGCACTTGCGGCGCGTTTACGGGACGTTGTAGGGGCTATAAACGCCTCTGGCAACCTAGTATCAGACGCAGTAAGACTTCGCCTTGTAGACGGTTCTATAACGGCAGAGGGGTTCCTAACCGCAAACGCTGGATTCTCGTTCGATGCCCACGCGGATGTCGTGGCTACTGGTACTCTGAACGCCCTAGCGGGGATTATTTACTCGGCTTCTGGGCAGGTGGCAAGCAACGGACAGCTTACCTGCACGCTTTACAAGTTTGGCGAGGAGTGGGCTTTAGTCCCTGACCAGCCAAATACATGGACTGCGGCTAATTTCCAAAGCGACACATGGACACAGGCATCGACCAGTTCGGACACATGGACACCTATTTCTGCCCAAAACGACGTTTGGACACAACAATCTTCGGGAAGTAACACATGGCAATAACAAGAGTTACCTTTGGAGAGTGGTTACCTGACCAGCCAGGGGTTATCGGTGCGCTGACCACGGCTAGAAACTGCTACCCCAAGGCTGTTGGGTATGGCCCGTTCCCGCAGGAAGTGGACTACTCAGACGACGCTCCACAGGCTCTTACGGCTGCGGCTGCCGCCAAAGACACCAACAGTATTACAAGTATCTACGCCGCCGGCACGACTCGGCTCTTTAAGTTAGACACCTCAGACTTCTCGTGGGACGATATTTCTGCGACCACATACTCTGGGACAAGCGGGTGGAAGTTTACGCAGTTCGGGAACTCCCTGATTGCGGCTAACGAGTCCAATACCATGCAGTACATTGACGTTATGTCTGGGACTACCTTTGCAAACCTAGCGGTAGACGCTCCAAAGGCCAAGTTCGTGACCGTGGTGCGGGACTTTGTGGTATCTGGCTACCAGACAGCAAACAAAAACCGAGTTCAATGGTCTGGAATTAACAACGAAGCAACATGGACAACATCTGCGGTTACACAAGCAGACTTCCAAGACCTACCCGACGGCGGGTTTGTACAAGGCATAACTGGTGGTGAGTTTGGGATAGTTTTGTTAGAGCGCAGTATCGTGCGGATGTCCTACGTTGGAACGCCGTTGATATTCCAATTTGACAACATCGCTAGGAACCGTGGGTGCTTTGAGCCAAACTCGGTCATACAATGGCAGGGTATTACCTATTTCTTGGGAGACGACGGGTTTTACGCTTGCGACGGGCAGAACCTAAAGAACATAGGAGCGGAGAAGGTTAATCGGTACTTCTTTAACTCGCTAAAAGAGTCA